GCAATTGATTATATCAAGCAGCAATTGGGTGATGGCTTTAGGTACTATTGTGCTGGCAATGTAATGAAGTATGTTCATCGCCACGAGTACAAGAACGGTGTAGAAGATTTACGCAAGGCTCGTGTCTATCTTGATTGGCTTATAAAGGAAATTGTAAATGAATGAAGAAGTTATTCTGTCTGATGAAGGCAAAGAATATTCTATTGATGAAATTAAACACAGCACTAGAATCATTAAGAGTGCAACACCTAAAGGAACTTTAGATTGGCATCTGAAATGGATTGCTAGTATCTGGTTGCTTGTAGCTATCTCTCTTAGAAGCACTGGAGTTCCAGAGCTACAAGTGTATGATATGCTATTAAGCTTTGCAGGTACAGTACTTTGGGCTGTTGTAGGTTTCATGTGGAAAGATAGAGCTTTAATAATGATCAATAGCATTGCGGCTGTAATGTTATTGGGTGGACTAATCGGAAAGATATTTGGAGTTTAACATGACCTTTGATCAGTATCAAGCTATTGCTGCGACAACAGCACAATACAAAGATGACTTCTATCCTATTGCATCTTTGATGGTAGAGTCTGCTGAGTTGTCAGATTTATTTATTAAGCCTCGTCTGCGTGGCGACGATAAAAGAATAGACAAACATGACATAATATCTGAAGCTGGAGATGTACTCTGGAATCTTGCAATGCTTTTGCGAGACAATGGTATTGACTTCTCTGAAGTTGCAGAGTACAATCTATCTAAACTCCGAAGCCGATCAGAGCGTGGAGTGATTCAAGGATCTGGAGGTGATCGTTGAAAGTAATACAAGGTAATTTTGGTAATGATCCTAAGAAGTCTTTAGGAGAAAAGTTGTCAGATGGTATTGATAAAATAAAAGAATCAAAAGGTGATGTTGAAGAAGGTTTACGTTATCCTTTTATTCTTATTGTTGATACAGGTGAAGAACTAAGAATAGTATCAGATGTTGAAATGGAAAAGTTCAATTTAATACTAGACTTAGCAAAGCTATCTGTACTTACGGGGTCTTATGAGTAATACAAATCCTAATTGGTTGATAGCTCAAGATGCTATTTGTAAAGCATTTATCTTGAGTATGGGAACACAGTTACCAAGAAGGGAGGTCATTGAAAATATGATCGACTGGATGGAGTTAAAAGCAAAGAAGGAGGAACAAAAACTGACAGAAGACTTTATCTATAGTAACATCCCAAGCTACATTAATTTCTTGTTTGATAAATCCTAAAGGAGAAAACACTATGGCACTTGTTGAAGGCGTTGCATATTGGGCTTCAGTAACCACACCTAATACAACTTACACTCCGGTGTATACAGTTAATCTGGTTGTAGATGATGAGGTTGCTAATGACTTCCGTTCTCGTGGCTTCACAGTCAAAGACATGGAAGAAGGCCCAGCACTTCTTATCAAGCGTAAAGTAAATGGCCCCAATGGTATGGTGCGTTCAGCCCCTAAGCTTTTGGATCGTAACAAGCAGCCTCTGAATGTGGCAGTTGGTAATGGTTCAAAGGTTCGTGTTCAGTATAAAGAGTGGGAGACTACTTGGAATGGTACTGAATACAAGGGTCTAGACTTTCAAGCAATGCAAGTATTAGATCTTGTTGAATACGCCAGCCCTGATGGTGCTGAATTTGATATTATTGACGGTGAAGATGGAGATGAACTGTAATGTATAGATACACTCACGAAGATAAAACTTATGATGCAGAGTTGCTCTCGCCAGAAGGCCAAGCAACATTCCGACTGCTTGCTAATGTTCAACAGCGCATTGATGCTCTTGAAGCAGACATGACTATTATGCAGGCTTCAGCAGTCGCACTGCATCAAAAGATGCAAGAGTTTCTAACTGACGATGCTCTCGTTGAGGACAATGAAACGGAGGAATAACAATGGGGGATTTTGTGGACTACCGCAAACCCTGTCCGAATTGTGGAGGCAGCGATCCTGTCTCCATAAATTCAGATGGCTCTGCAAAATGCTTTAGCTGTGATACATTTTTTAGAGACTACGAATCTGCAATGGGAGGCAACGTGGCAGACTTCTCAACATACAAAAGATCCAACAATAACGATTCATTCAAAGATACCGAAAGCGTTTACCACGCACTAACAGATAGATCCATCACCCTAGAAACCGCAAAGAAGTATGGTGTCCGATCAGTAAAAAATGCCGAAGGCAAGATCGTTGAACATCACTACCCCGCCTATATCAACAACGAAGAAGTAGCTACTAAGATCCGCAGGCCCGACAAGCACTTCACTTGGTCAGGCTCTCCTAAAGGCACAGGCTTATTTGGTCAGCAGATTGCTCAAGCTGGTGGTAAGTTTATTACTATCACTGAGGGCGAGTGCGATGCTATGGCAGCTTATGAATTGCTTGGTAGCAAGTGGCCTGTAGTCTCTGTTAAGAATGGAGCTTCTGGTGCAGTGCGAGATGTGCAAGAGAATCTAGAGTTTCTAGAATCTTTTGATTGTGTTGTTATTAATTTCGATAACGACAAAGCAGGCAATGAGGCTGCAAAGAAAGTAGCTCGGATCATCAAGCCCGGAAAGGCTAAGATCATTACGCTCCCTAAAGAGTTTAAAGATCCTAATGAGATGCTACGCCTTGGACACCACAAGGCTTACGTTGGAGCATGGTGGGCCGCTAAACTCTATACGCCTTCTGGTATTCTCAATGTCTCTGAAGAGCGTGAGAACTATAAGAAGCGCGAGAAGAAAGAGTCAGTGCCTTATCCTTGGCACGGCCTGAACGATAAGCTTGAGGGCTTACGACAGAAAGAACTAATCACTCTGACGGGTGGCACAGGCCTTGGTAAGTCTAGTGTAACGCGAGAGCTTCAACACTGGCTAATCACCAATACTAATGATCGTGTGGGTGTTATTGCTCTTGAAGAAGATTGGAGGCGTACAGTAGATGGTATCCTATCTATTGAAGCCAATGATCGCCTGCACATTGACAGCATCAGATCAAAGTATACAGAAGAAGAAATAGATAATTTCTTTAATGTTCTTTATGGCGGCAACAACGAGAACCGTGTCTATATCCATGCACACCTTGGCATGAATGATGTTGATAGTGTATTCAGCAAGCTACGCTTTATGGCGATGGGCCTTGAGTGTAAGTGGATAGTATTCGATCACCTTCATATGCTTTTATCTATGACTACTGATGGCGATGAGCGTCGAAACATAGATTCTATTATGCACAACTTCAGAACGCTTGTTGAAGAAACTGGAGTGGGCTTGATTCTTGTTTCACACTTGCGTAGGATTGATGGTAATCGTGGGCATGAGAATGGTATTGAAGTAAACCTCAGTCACATGAGAGGCTCTCAGAGTATCGCACAGCTATCTGATTGTGTAATATCTCTTGAGCGCAATCAACAATCTGAAGATCCAATTGAGGCCAGTACAACAAGAGTTAGAGTTCTTAAGTCTCGTTACACTGGCGACACAGGAATCGCTACACATCTCTTCTATGATAAAGATACTGGCAGGCTCAGTGAAATATCAATGGAAGCAGAAGAACAAGAGGAACTTGAGCTATGATTGGCTGGGTTATAGTATTAGCAGTGTGGATGGCTTACATTGAAGTTGAGCATCCTAATCGTATGGATGAATTAAAGGCCGAGGCCGTTTATGAAGAGCATAGTATTTGATATTGAGGCTGATAGCCTTGAGCCTACAAAGATCTGGTGTATTGCTGCTGTCGATCCTGACTCTGGCGAGACAAAGACCTTTGGGCCTACTGAGATTGTTCAGGGGCTGGCTCATCTATCTACAGCCGATAAGCTGATAGGCCATAACATTATTGGTTATGATCTTCCAGCTATCAAGAAGATACATAACATAGACTTGAGCGAGAACCGCGCCATAGTAGATACTCTGGTGCTTTCTCGTTTGTTTAATCCTACTCGTGAGGGAGGCCATAGCCTTGAGTCTTGGGGCTATCGCATTGGCCTTCAGAAGATAGACCATACAGAGTTTGGTGAGTATAGTCCTGAGATGCTCAACTACTGTCGCAATGATGCTGTTCTCAATGCAAAGATGTTTAATAATCTTAAGCTTGAGTCTCGTGGCTTCAGTCGGCAATCAGTTACTCTTGAGCATGAAACACTTAAGATTATTGCTGACCAACGCGAGCATGGTTTTCTCTTGGATGTTAAGTCTGCAAGTCTTCTTGTCGCTGAACTGACTGATCGCTTGAAAGAAGTTGAGCGTGAAGTTCAAAAGACTTTCAGGCCCAAACAGCTTAAGACTGTATTGCTTGCTCACTTCACAAAAACAGGTGCGCTTTCTAAGATGGCTCTCATTGAGGGGTCAACAAAGAAAAGCAGGCTGACTCAAGAAGAGTATGAAGAGATTGCAATTAAGCGTAAGGCTGTGCGCATTGAAGAAGTACCATTCAATCTTGGATCACGCAAGCAGATAGGAGAATATCTAATTGACTTTGGGTGGAAGCCTAAGAAGTTTACTCCTACAGGCCAGCCAATCGTTGATGAATCTACTCTTAGTAAGATCACTGACATACCTGAAGCAAAGCTTATTGCTGAATACCTATTGCTGCAGAAGCGTATAGCACAAGTTACATCTTGGCTTGAGGCAACGCACGACGATGATCGTGTCAGAGGTTTTGTAAATCCTAATGGTACTATCACAGGGCGCATGACGCACAACAGTCCTAATATGGCACAGGTTCCTAGCCTTGGTTCTCCCTACGGTAAAGAATGTAGAGCCTGCTGGATTGTGCCTGAAGGCTATAAGCTTGTTGGTATTGATGCCAGCGGCTTAGAACTAAGAATGTTAGCGCACTACATGAAAGACGAGGACTTCAAAAATGAAATACTCCACGGAGATGTACACTCAGCTAACCAACGACTTGCAGGACTTGAATCAAGAAATCAGGCGAAAACATTTATATATGCCCTCCTTTACGGAGCAGGAGATGAAAAACTTGGAAGTGTGGTTGGAGGAAACAAGCGTGATGGTGCGCAACTTAGAAAGCATTTCTTCGATAATCTCCCTGCATTTAAGCATCTTAAAGACTCAGTTGGCAGAGCGGCTTCAAAAGGTTTCTTGAAGGGTCTTGATGGACGCAAGCTGTATGTTCGATCTGAACACGCCGCACTGAATACTTTGCTTCAAAGCGCAGGCGCTATCGTTATGAAGCAGGCTATGGTAAACTTGAACCAAGTAATTAGATTGAATACTCTAGATGCGAACTTTGTTTGCAATGTACACGACGAATGGCAGCTAGAAGTAAAAGAGTCTCAAGCAGATTCAACAGGACAACTGGGGGTTGATGCAATAAAGCAAGCTGGAGAAGAGCTAGAACTGTTCTGCTCTTTAGATGGTGAATATAAAATAGGAGACAACTGGAGTGAAACCCATTAAACAAGAACCAAACAGAGTCGGTGACTTAGCAGAACACTATGCTATAACATGGTTATGGGACAACGGTTATCATGTATTCAAGAACTGTGGCTGCACAGGGCCAGTAGATATTGTAGCTATGAGTCCAGAAGGACAGATCACCCTAATAGATGTAAAGTCTTATAAAGATAGTAGGCTATCTGCAAAGACTCCACTTCAAAAAGAGCTTGGTGTGAAGTACCTACACTATAATTCAAAGACGCGGAAGTGTCGCTTCGTAAGGCATAGAGCATGAAACTTGACACATTAATTGACGATATTTATGGACAACTCTCAGAGCTATCTGAGGGTCGTGAATTTAATTTATCAGAAGAAGATCTGGACTTTACCCTGTCTCGTATTAAAGATTCCGTCTTAGCATGGGCAAGACCTTCAGCAAGAAACGCTGAGTTTACCTTGCGTATGTCTAACATTGGACGCCCAGCTAGGCAGCTTTGGTACGAATATAATCTGCCATCTGAATCTTCAGCACCCTCTCCAGCCACACAAGTTAAGTTTCTTTATGGACATATCCTTGAAGAGATTGTTCTTATGCTTGTCCGTGCCGCAGGCCACAAGGTCAGTGACGAACAAAAAGAAATAGATGTTCGTGGGATCAAGGGGCATATCGACTGTAAGATTGATGGCGAGGTAGTAGATGTAAAGACTGCATCTAAGATAGCCTTCAATAAGTTTCGTGAAGGACGCCTACGAGAAGATGATCCCTTTGGATATATGTCACAGCTTGCTGGCTATGAAGAAGCTGAGAAGTCTTCTGAGGGCGGCTTCTTAGTTATCAACAAAGAGAGCGGTGAGCTTTGTCTTTATCGCCCAGAAGAGCTAGACAAGCCCAATGTCAGCAAACAGATTCAAGATGTGCGCAAGGCCTTGAAGCTGGCTACGCCTCCAGCAAGATGTTATGAGTCTGTGCCTGATGGCAAGAAGGGTAACATGAAGCTGAATAGAAATTGTAATTACTGTTCTTATAAGTTTGAGTGTCACAAAGATGCTAACAATGGTCGAGGCTTGAGAGCATTTAAATATGCCAATGGCCCCACATATCTGACGCACGTTGAGGTTGCCCCAAGGGTAGAAGAGATTGTATGAATAGAAAAATAATGAAGCAGATCAATCGTCAGGTCGAGAAGATTTCTCTTCAGTGGCTGCATAGCCTCTTACCAGAGGAAGAAGCTGCAAAGATTAGGGCTGATAACTACAAAGATTATATGAAAATGAACAGTCACTACTTTGTTGAGGGACAGTTCTTTATGTCTGCTTTCACAGAGAAGTGGACTCGCAAGCGGCTTAAGAAGCTATATACGTTAAATCCTTCTAAGCCTATTGACTCTTATACTCACCTTGATCTACAATGATGGATGACTTGCCGCTAGAAGTTTTGATTTGTTATTGCGCCACAAAAATAATAAAAGAAAACTATCTAGATGAAAACGCATTAATCCAGATCTATCGCCAACTCCAAGAAATATATGGCGACATAGCTGTAGAGGAAACAATACATTGAAACCAAAAATAAGAAAGGGTATGCGGCCCCAAAGAGTCAAGCGCCCGAAAGAAAAGAATGTTGTTTCTGGCTACGATTCAAACTGGGAATATGAATTACACTCGGGTATTCTCAATGAGTGGAGCTTCCATTCAGAGAAGGTCGATTATATTGTTGAGCATACTTATCACCCTGATTTTATCAAAGAAGTTGATGGTAAAAAAATCTATCTAGAAGCTAAGGGTCGTTTCTGGGACCATAGCGAATATAATAAATATGTCTGGATTGCTAAGGCACTTCCTGAAGATACTGAACTAGTCTTTTTGTTTGCTGATCCCAATGCGCCAATGCCGCAAGCAAAGCGCAGAAAGGATGGCACAAAGCGTTCCCACTGCGAGTGGGCGTCTTCTAAAGGCTTTCAATGGTATTCAGAGGATAGCATCCCAGAAGATTGGATAGATGTTTCAAAGCGGGGAAGTTTGGAAGATGATGAATGATCGCAAGCGAGAACGCCTAGAAAAATTTAGTCGCCACAAAAGAAAGAAATATGAAGAGCGTACCGATGAAAAGTTCAAGCCTATTAAAAAAAGAAATAAATATAAACTCAACATCAACGATCTGAATATAGTAGATGATATGGAATGAAATCACCCTGCACAAAGATATGTACGCTCAAGGATGAAGTGTGCATTGGATGCGGAAGGACTCTAAAAGAAATAGCAAACTGGTCAAAATATACCACCGAAGAAAGGAGAAAGATAATTGGACGCCTATCAACAATACATACACAAAAGCCGATACGCACGATACCTTCCGACTGAAGAACGTCGAGAGACTTGGGAAGAGACAGTAAATAGATACATCAATTATTGGGTAGACAAAGGCTACCTGAATGACTTTGACGTTTCTGAACTGTTCAAATCTATTCACGACTTAGAAGTTATGCCCTCTATGCGAGCCTTGATGACCGCTGGTGAGGCTCTAGATCGTGATAACGTAGCAGGATTTAACTGTAGTTATCTTGCTATTGACAGTCCTCGCGCTTTTGACGAGATGATGTATGTACTTATGTGCGGCACTGGAGTTGGTTTTAGTGTTGAAGAGCAATACGTTTCTAAGCTTCCTGAAATAGCAGAGGATTTTCATGCAACAGATACCGTCATTCATATACCGGATTCAAAAATTGGATGGGCGAAATCGTTTAGGGAGTTGGTTTCGCTGCTTTATAGTGGTCAAATACCCGAATGGGATACATCTAGAGTTCGACCTGCGGGTGCCTCGCTCAAAACTTTTGGAGGTAGAGCAAGCGGCCCAGAACCTCTTGTTGACCTCTTCAAATTTACAGTTAGACTATTTAAGGGAGCGTCTGGACGAAAGCTTACGTCCCTTGAATGCCACGATCTTTGCTGCAAAATCGCTCAAATAGTTGTTGTTGGAGGGGTAAGGCGCTCTGCGCTTATCAGCCTCTCTGATCTTCAGGACGATGATATTCGTCAAGCAAAGCATGGCGCTTGGTATAACACTGAGCCACAGCGCGGCCTTGCAAATAACAGCGCCTGCTATAACAGCAAGCCTTCCTTTAATTTATTTACTAACGAATGGAGTAGCCTACATGAATCACAAAGCGGAGAGCGCGGAATCTTCAGCCGTGCTGCAAGTAAAAAACAAGCTGCAAGAAACGGTAGAAGGGATAGTGAACGAGATTTCGGAACGAACCCTTGCAGTGAAATCATCCTTAGACCAAATCAATTCTGCAACCTTTCAGAAGTGGTCGTCAGACCGGAAGATACGCTTAACAGTCTCAGGAGAAAAGTACGAGTTGCGACTATCTTGGGTACTCTCCAAGCTACCCTCACGGACTTCCGATACTTAAGAGGTATCTGGAAAACTAATACTGAGGAAGAGTCTTTGCTGGGCGTGAGTCTAACAGGGATCTTAGACAACCCATTACTTACTCTTGAGAACGAAGATCTTGATTTACTTCTTGAGAAGCTGCGTGATGTGGCTGTCGAAACCAATAAAGAGTGGGCAGAGCGTTTAGGTATTCCTCAGAGTACAGCTATCACCTGTGTTAAGCCTAGCGGAACAGTCTCTCAGCTAGTTGATTCTGCATCAGGCATCCACGGACGCTATGCTCCTTATTATATTCGACGGGTCAGGGCTGATGTACGAGATCCATTGTGCAAGGTCTTAGAAGACGCTGGAGTGCCTTGTGAGATGGATAACTTTTCACCCAGCACAAAAGTCTTTTCGTTCCCTAAAAAAGCTCCAGAGGGGGCTGTGTTCGCCTCAGAGCAGTCTGGAATGGAGCAGCTAGAGTTGTGGGCTAAGTACCAAGAACACTGGTGTGAGCATAAGCCCAGCATCACCGTATATTACCGTGACTCAGACTTTCTTGAGATAGGTAATTGGGTGTATAATAACTTTGATGATATCTCAGGTATCTCTTTCTTGCCGTATGATGATCACACATATGCTCAAGCACCTTATGAGCAGATCACAGAAGAAGAATATATTGAGATGATGAAGGACTTCCCAGAATCTTTTGATTGGGATTTGAATGAGTCTGATGACTTTACAGAGGGGGCGCAAACATTGGCTTGCGTTGGTGGAGCTTGTGAACTATAATTAAAAGGAAGCGGTATGAAAGAAGGAACTATTATTGGCTTTAAGATTATGATAGACTCAGAAGGTATGCTGGTTACTGAGCATATTGAGCTACCAGATCATCATATAGCCAAGGTCTTCAAGGAAGAAGAATCTCAAGTATTAATTCGTGCGGCAATCAGAGCCTTCAAAGAAATTACTGGAGACATACACGCCAAGTTAGAAACAGAACTTGATGCTATCAACAGGGTTTGCCAGTAGGCATAGCGTTGGCAAGGAAGCCGCCTCTACTGGCCCTATGGCGAGCAGTTTTTTGAGCGATTTTTTTAGGCTGCTTGGAGAACTGCTTGCCTTTTTTCTTATCTTCTCTTTTCTTTTTAGAGGTCGCTGCATACTCAGCAGAACTTAGAGCATCTCTAGCACTCTTAGGAAGATAACGCTCACCTGTAGCCTTTGGGCCTTGCGTAGAAGGCTTACCAGACTTGGTTCCCCAATCTTCTTTTGTCCAATCTTTCAAAGACTGTTGAGACTTTTTAAGCGCCATACAGATTCCTCTTATATAATTTAATATAAAACTTGGCTTTACTTGTAGCCGCCGCCTTTCTCTTTGTATTGCTTGGCAAGCATCTGAGCTTTCCGCGCAGACCACTGCCCCGGCGAACCGCCCTTACCACCTGCTTTAATTTTATTAAAAAGATTCTTACGCATGGTTGGTTTCGTATAATTTCCTGCTTCATTTACTCTACTTCCTGTAGCTTTCTTTTTTCTATAGCCTGCAGCATATGCAGCCGCTGCCTGCTTCTCTGCGTCCTCTCGACGCTTATAAACTCTTCCGCGACTTCCCCACTTGTAACCGCCATCTACTTTTTTAATTGGCATCTTATTTATGTCCACAAACTTTGTTATGAAGGTCGCTAATACCTTTGTAGGCTACTAAGCCGCCCTTACTATTTCTACCGCGTAGCGTTTTCTTTTGTTGTGGATCACGGAAGCTGCCGCCTTCTGATACAACATCACCCTTTTTATTAGTACCTACATTTCCTGTGCCTGTTGCTGGGCCTTTGATGGTCCCTGCAAGATGCTCTGGAATTGTCTTACCTGTAAAAGCTTTTGAGGCTATGTTAGCTCCAGTATAAGCTACCCCTGCTGGAGTAGGCTTTAAAGCTGTAGTAACCACACCAGCAATAGGGTTATTAGCTAGATCTTTAATGTCTTTAAAAGTCGGCATTCTAATCTCCCGGCGGTAACGCCAATAAATTTTCTTTTGATATTATCCAAGCTTTTGGAATTGCTATTTCTGCATCGCCCTGTATGGCTTTCCCATCTTCAAGCAGCATATGTGGGCATATAATTACGATATCATCGTCTTCGTGTATGACCATTCCACAAGAAACTGCAATAGCGGCTGTGATCTTCTTTAGTTCGTCAAT